TTTGATTGATCATAGCCTGCCATAAGACCGTTTTGGGTTTTATATGATCAGCTAAATGCGTAGGTATTTCCTGAGAATACCAGTTTTTATAAACTCCTTTAGGAGCTATAATTAAGGCACCATTAATTTTGCCATTATCATAAAGCATAGCAATATTATCAATAGCAACCTTAGTTTTACCGGTTCCCATTTCCATAAAGTATGCAAATACTTTTTTATTCCACGACTTTTCCAACGCAGTCAATTGATGCGCGTAAGGCTTCGTCTTAAATTTATAATTCATTTTTTACTTTCTAGTTGACAATATAAACATTAATCTCTATATTGTCAAGCATGAAAGACAAAGCGATAGTATATGTGATCCAAGAAATCCCAGGCACCAAAGAAGGTAGGCCTAAGATTAATATTATGGGGGCTCAAAAATATGGCGAAATAAAAGTCTTATTAAGAGAAGACTCTCAAATTATTTTTAGTCCAGGTCCTATCATTTTTTCTTTGCGTACTAAATTAAAAAATTTTACGCGAGATGATTATTTACTTCTTACAGGCGACCCTGCGATCATTGGTGTTGCTTGTTCTGTAGTATCCGATATGACAAATGGTAAATACAATTTGTTAAAATGGGACAGACAAGAAAAAATGTACTATCCAATTAAAATCAATCTATACGAGAAAGGAGAAATTGATGAATAATGAAAATCTAAGAGAACAGTTCGTTGCAGATGCACCCCAACAGGTGGACGAACTAGAAAATGTTAGAAGTCTTTCTAACTATGTAATTGATCTTCAGAAAATAGAAGGAGAGATAGAAAAAGAAGAGGCTCTTTTAAAACAAAAGAAAGAAAGAGCTGATAAAATTTCTTCAGAAGTAATTCCGGAAATTATGGAATCAATGAAACTAAAAACTCTTAAACTTCAAGATGGCTCTGCCATAGAAGTTAAAGAGATTTATAGCGCAACAATTCCTGTAGCAAACAGGGAAGGCGCTTACCAATGGCTTCGAGAAAATGACCTAGGTGATCTTATTAAGAATGAGATTACTGTTTCCTTTGGTCGTGGCGAAGATACCAAGGCAAGTGAATACACGAGCCTGGCAGAGAGTAAAGGATATCAACCTTCACAAAAATTGAAAGTTGAGCCTATGACTCTTAAAGCACTGTACAGAGAGCGAGTTGAAGCAAAACAAGACTTGCCTTCTGAACATTTTAACCTGTTCAAGGGAAACAGAACAAAAATAACAAGGAGCAAATAACATGCAACAAGCGACAAGAGACGTTACTGTAAAAAAAGAAGGTAACTTACCAGCGAAAATCGACTTTATAAGCGATGCTGGAGCAGGACTTGAGAATATAGATAAAGACGATTTAGCTTTACCATTTCTTAAGTTATTACAATCAGGTTCGGATGAAACTAAAAAGAAACATGCGAACTATGTTGAAGGAGCAGAAGCTGGAATGTTTTATAATACAGTTACAAAAAAACTGTATGGTGGAGAAAAAGGTATTGAAATAATACCATGTTTCTACAAATTAACATATCCGGAATGGGCACCTTTCGAAAGAAAGGAAGGACGCCCAGTGAGTCCTGATAGAGGTCCTGAAATTTTAGCTAAAACTAAAAAGGATTCTTCAGGAAAAGATGTTTTAGAGAATGGAAATCAAATTCTCAAAACTGCAAATCACTTTGTAATCATCAATGGAGATAAACCGGAAAAAGCTTTAATGGCTATGAAATCTACTCAATTAAAAGTGAGTAGAAACTGGAACTCTTTGATGCAAGATCAATTTGAATCTGATCCTAAAACAAATAAAAATGTTCCTGCACCTATGTTTTCTAGAATTTATAAATTAAATTCTGTTGAAAACTCTGGTAGTTTTACTTGGCACGGATACAAAGTATCTTTGTTAAGAAAAGTGGATAATGCACCCATCTATCAGATGGCTAGAGAATTCCATAATTCTTTGAAAGCAAGTAGCGCCAAAGCAGAAACAAAAGAAGAATCTAATTATTAGATTCCTCTAGTTTTTTAGAGGATAGGGGCAGGAAAGCGAGAGTGGAACTGCCCCGACCCGGGATCATTATGGAAAAAGAATTTATAGAATTATTTAAAGGATATGAAGGTGACTTCGGCATGGCCGACATGGCCAACACTGCACTCGATTCAGAAAAAAATAAAATTAAACCAAATTATGAATGGGCAGGTCGTCCCGTCACCGATACAGATTATAGAAATCATTTATTAGGAAAAAAATCAATTGGCATTCAACCATGTCGAATAGACAGCACTGTCCAATTTGGGTGTATTGATATTGATCCACCAGATTATGGAACATTTAAAGTAGAAAATTATTTAGCACTCTTCCAACAATATAAATTACCTTTAGTTCCTATACTTTCTAAAAGTGGTGGACTTCATTGTTATATATTTTTAACAGAGCCTATTCCAACTATTGATTTAATAGAGGGCTTAAAAGCTTTTCTATTACCACTGGGATTAAAACCTACTACTGAGGTTTTTCCTAAACAGAAAGAATTACAGAAGGACGATAAAGGAGACATTAAACCAGGAAACTTCATTAACCTACCCTACTATAATAATGGGGGATCCAACCGATATGCAATAGATAAAAATAATTCTAAACTATCTTTAGAAAAATTTATAGAATTTGCTAATGCTTCTAAAATTAATAAGGAAACTTTAGATAAATTAGTAGAAGAAACTCACAGAAATATTTTATTAGGAACCAATCCAGAATTTGAAGATGGTCCACCATGTTTAGCACTATGTTCTAAAGTTAAACTAGATGATGGCAGAGATCGGTTTATGTATAACTACATGGTCTTTGCTAAAAAGAAATATAAAGACAAATGGCCTGACCAGGTATCACAAGCTAATTACAACTATTTAACAACTCCGTGGGATAAAGCAAAACTAGATTCAAAAATAAAAGCATGGAAAGGGGAAACAGCAGGCCATACTTGCTATGAAGACCCAATTAAAGATAAATGTATGCGAAGTCTTTGTTACAAAAGACCTTTCGGAATTAAATCAGATTCTAATTCTGTGTTTCCAGAAGTTCAAGATTTTGAAATGATTAGTTATTCTGAACCTGAGTATAGATTTAATGTCATTATGCCCAATGATGATAAATATCAAGTCATTGTGTCCAATACCAAATTAATGACCACACAAAAAGAAGTCCTTAATTTAATATGGCAACAAACCGGAACCATGTTTGAACCTTTAAAACCAAAAGATTTTAGAGCAAAATTAAATGACTGGAGAAGAAATGGTCAAAAAATTACTCCACCTAAAGGAACTCAACTAGAAGACAGACTTGAAGAAGAACTATATCAGTATTGTATCAATGGTCCGCAAGCTCAGGAGAGAAATCAAATTCATAATGGATCTTGTTTCACAGAAGAGGGATTTCATTACTTTAGATTTAATTCATTCCTTGAACATCTAGGAAGTAGTTGGAAAATACCAGAAGAAAAAATTGCACAAAAATTAAAAGACAGATGTTTTGTAGAATTTGATCATTCATTAAATGTGGATGGTAAAACTCTTAAAGTTTGTAAAGTCAAACAACTACATGTTCATAAAATCGAATATAAACCAGTAGAAAGAAAAGGAAGTCATTATTAATGCGCTATAAAGTATTAGGACCACCAGGTACCGGAAAAACACGAAGACTTTTAAATGAAGTACATAAATATGTTCAAAAAGGTACTCCGTTAGATCAAATAGGATATTTTGCATTCACTCGTAAAGCTGCAAGCGAAGCAAGAGATAGATTCCTAGCAAAAAACGAACACTTAACTAAAAAAGATATAAAATATTTTCAAACTCTTCACTCTTTGGCATTTAATACTCTTGGATTAAAAGAAGAAAACGTTATGCAAGAAGGAAATTACAAAGCAATTGGCGAAACATGTGGCATTCAAATTAAATATGCAGCCTATGAAACCAACAACTTTAATGGAATCTTTTCATCCAACAGTGAATACTTAAGTCTTATTAATTTAGCCAGAGTTAAACAAATTTCTGCGGAACAACAATTTGATTTAAATGAACACTTAACTTGGATCACTAGAGGAAAACTTACAGCCATTGAAAAAGAAATAAATAATTACAAACATACGCATGGTCTAATTGATTTTACCGATATGGTTCAAAAATTTTTAGACAAAGGAAAGTCACCTACATTTAAAGTTATATTTGTTGATGAAGCACAGGATCTATCTTTAATTCAATGGTCGATGATTAAAAAAATTGAAGAAGAAACTAAATGTGACGTATGGGTAGCCGGCGATGATGATCAGGCTATCTTTGGATGGGCTGGGGCAGATGTTCAATCTTTTATTAAATTTGATGCTATTGAAATTCCTCTTAAGCAATCTAGACGAGTACCTAAAATAATACATCAACGAGCTCTTCTACGATTAGACAATATTAAATTAGGAAGACTAGAGAAACCTTGGAATACACCAACGTCCGAAGAAGGATCTATAAAAATCTTTTTTTCTATTGATCCAATCGATCTTTCAAAAGGAGATTGGTATATTCTGGCCCGAACTAATGATTTATTAAAACCTATTCTTAAAGACTTAAGAAGACGTGGAATTTATTTTGAAACTAAAGACGGCAGAAGTATCAATGAAACTCTTTATCGAGA